TACAAATTGATCAACGTCTTAACGATATTGAAGATCAAATCCTTGAAGATACCAGTGTTATAGAAGAACCTGATTTTTTTGGATCAGATGTAGGTCAGATTATTAAATATAGTGAAGGTAAAGGTATGATGCCTATTTCTTTACAGGTAGCTCATGATGCCGCACCTAACCTTAGCTATAAAGATATAACTAATGCAGTACGTGTTGCTAATGGACTAGATCCTATAGAATATTATGGTATTGAAAAAGTAGAGAATATTGTTTCTCCAGAGTTTAAAAAAGATATAACTCACAAACCATCTTTACATAAAACAATTAATGCAATTAGAAATACAGCTGAAAATGCTGGAACTATAGACGTAGCTGATCAATTAATAACTGAAGCTTTAATACCTAAAGATATTTACAACTACAACGAAAATGATCCTTACGATGTTGTTCGTAATTCTGAAGGATTAAATACATCTACTGACTTATTTAAGAAACCAGCAACAGAACTTTCTTTTGCTGAGGTTAAGAATGCACTAGGTTCAAATATGCTAAACAGTTTTGGTGCGTTTGATTTAACATCTGAAGATTTGTTTAGAGCTGAATTTAAAGGTGAAATTGGTGATGGTTCTATTTTGACACCTGAATTACAGCGACGAATTTATAGATCTAAATTAGAAGATGATACTTCCAAAATATTTGTAAATGGAATGTATCAAGCTATCCCGGGAATTGGTCATGAAAACTATGAGTCTTTAAAAGCTACTAAACCAATAGAAGCAAACCCGGAAGCCATGACATCTATATTATTAAATTTTGCTGATACGATTGGAATCAATGCTTTCCAATTAACAGATCATGCCTTAGACACATTAAATGAAAAAGTAAAACAAAATGAATAGTTTTGAAGAATATCGTAAGAATGCTTACGAGCGTGCCTTACAAGATTCTGAGGAACGCAAGCGTGTAGAACAACAACAATCTGAAGCTTTAAAAGAAGAGGCGGTAAAAGACCAAACACAGCAAGTTGATACTCCTGTAGAAAAACCTAAAGAAACTAATAACATTTTTAGTAAAGACTTTAAGCATAAGAAACCAGAAGAGATATTTAGTCCGGCTGCTATTGAAGGTAGAAACGCAGTAGTTGGTGGTCTAACTGATTTTTATAACAGTGTTGCTTCTGTACCTAAATTCTTAGATAAAGACTTTTATAAACCTACTGACCCAGCTAATCCTTATAAATATGATGCACCATGGTTAATTAAAAATAAACCTGTCACTGAAACTGTGTGGGGGAATTTTATTAGAAGTGGTGTAGAGATGGTAGCTGGATTTAGGTTTATGGGTAAGATGTGGGGTCGTCCCGGATTAAAAGGATTGGCAACTAAAGCTAAGGCTTCTGCTGTTGGTCGTATTGGTATGGGTGCGGCACAAGGTGCGGCTTATGACTTAGTTAGTAATCAATCACAAGAATCTAATTTAGCCAAAGTATTAGTAGATACGTTTCCTGATAAAGCTGGCTTTTTAGAACCATTAGCTACTAAAGATACTATGTCTCCAGCTATGAAATCCATGTACAACATTATGGATGGATTAGGTATTGGTTCATTTCTTGATATGGTTGCTGAAGGAGTTGGTTGGGGATTAAGAGCTAAATCTAAAGTTGCTAAAACAGCCCAGAAAAAGATTACTGGTAATACTGATGATCTACAAAAAGCTGTCGATAATAGTATTGACGTAGATTACGCTGCAAGAGAAGCAACAGTTTTAAAAGGAGCTAGACAGCTATATGAAAAAGCTGAGTATCGCAAATACACTAATAAGACTAAGAAAGCTGGTGTTGAACCTTTAACAAAAGCACAGTTTCTTAAGCGTAATAAGACTTGGGACAGATTAAAGTCTGAAGAGCAACTTGCTAAGATGAATGACTTTGCTAGTAAAAATGATATTGATTGGGGTGATTACAGAGATAGCACAATACATAGCAGACAGAAAGGTAAGGCTAATAAAGACTTACAAATTGAACAGCTAGAAAAAGATATATCTACTGGAAAGCCTAGACAGAACCCAGCCTATTACAAAGGTGGAGATATTACTGATAACCAAGCATTAGTCAGTGGAAATAATCCTACTGAAGGTGTAAGAGACATGATTGAAATTAGGAATAATCCTAATCAAAAATATGGATCTCCTAGAGGAACCATGCCTGAAGCACACATCCGTAGAGTTGAATATACAGCTCCCGGAATGATGCTTGATGAAATTAATGCTGTTAGTAAAAACCTAAAAGCTAGTCCTAGTTATCAGAGAATGTTTGAAAAGGTAACTAATAAAGCTGTTACCGCAGATATGGCAAAAGCCTATAGAGATATCATATTATTTCTTGATCAGTCAGGTCATAGTAGATTAATAGATGTGCCAGAACAAGATTTAATAGATTTTCTAGGACCTAAAGGAGACCGCATAAAGTTAGAAGGTAAAAAAATACCCTTTTTAGATATAGAGCAAGTTAATGCTGTCGATGTCATAACTGGTCAAATGTTATTTGAAGCAAGAGACCTAGCTAAGGCTAGTTTAAGTGTTGCAGATAAAATTGATGTTTCTGCATCTGGTTCTTTATTAGATGGAATATTTGCTAGATATACAGCATTAGCACGATTAAGAAAAGAAGCTAGTGGTGCAGCGGCTGCTCGATTAAGAGGTTTTGGTTCTGGTCCTTTAACTAAAAAAGAATTAATTGCTAGAGCATCTGATGAAGCAGCTCAAGAAGTACAACAGCTTAAAGAAGTTATTAAGACTGACCCTTCAAATTCTTTACTAGAAGGTTTTTTACATTTCACAGCAGAATCTAATGGAAACAAACAGACCTTTAAAGACTTTAATGAGTTTTATCGTAATAAGCTTAGAGGTTACAAGATGGGCGATAAGTACGAAAGAAACGCAATCTTAAACGAAATGATGTCTATGGGGATGAACTCCATGTTATCTGGTCCTAAAACTCAAGCACGAGCTTTAGTAGGTACTGGTTTAGGAACTGTTATGCGTCCAGTAGCTACAATACTTGGTGCATTTGGACAAGCAGATGATTCAGTTTTAAGAGGTGCTTATGCAACTCTTGGTGGAATGATTGAAGCCAGAAATGAAGCTTTTAGAAAAGCAGTTGCTGACTTTAATTCTTATGCTATGAAAGAAGACGGATGGAGAGGTTATATAAAAAATAAAAAAGATGAAGAATGGGAAGGCATGGTGGAATGGGCAGCAACTAGAGGAACATTAGGTGATAAAGCTCAAGCTAAATTTGCTAACTCTTTACGTGAAATAAATAAACTGCCTGTCTTTAATTATGGTCCTAGAGTAATGAGATCTATGGATACTTTCTTTTCCCAAATAATTGGTAGAGGAAGACAAAGACAATTAGCATTTAATGAAGTTTATGATAAATACAAAGCACAAGGTATAACTGTTTCAGATGCTGATCTTGATAAATTAGTCAGAGAAGCTGAAATCAATTTTGAAAATAAAGTATTTTCTGGTGATGGTCGCATTACTGATGAGATGGCAAAGTTTGCAGCTGATGAAGCTAAACTTACACAAGAATTAACAGGTGTAGCTAAAGACCTTGATAAAGTTTTTGAACGTACTCCATATTTAAGACCTTTCTTATTATTTGCTCGTACTGGTGTAAACGCATTAACCATGATGTCTAAGTACACACCGGGTCTAAATATGTTTATTGGTGAACATGTAGACATAATGACTAAGGCATGGGACCACCCTGACATGGTTAAGTATGGAATAAAAAGTGCTGGTGATTTAGAAATAGCTAAAGCTACAATGCGTGGACGTATGGCTATGGGTTACTCAGTTACTGGTTTAGCGTCATGGGCAGCATTAAATGGAATTATTACAGGTAATGGTCCTCCAGATCGAGGTTATAGAAACACTTGGATTCAAAGTGGATGGCAACCAAGATCTATTAGGTTAGGTAATACTTATGTTAGTTATGAATCTTTAGAACCTTTTAACGGAATACTTAGTTTAGTTGCTGATATTGTTGATTCACAACAAGTTATGGGTGACGAATGGGTTGGTAATTGGGTTGGTAAAGTTTCGTATTTAATAAGTGCAAACGTAACTAATAAATCATTCTTAGCTGGTCTTTTACAATTATCTGATTTATTAACCAGTCAAGGTGGTGATGCTCCAAGAGTTGCAGCTAACTTTGTTAACTCACAGATACCACTAGCTGGATTAAGAAATGAGATTGGTAAAATTTTATCGCCCGGTATGAGGGAATTAGAATCTGGATTTATGCAAAGTATTCAGAACAGAAACTTATGGGCTGATGTTGTAAATAAAGATGGAAAACTTCCATATAGATATGACGTATTGAATGGTACACCTTTAAGAGATTGGGTTCCATTAACACGTTTAGTAAATGCAATGCTTCCAATAAATTTAAATGTTGGAGTAATGAATGAAACAAGAGATCTTCTTTTAAGAAGTGGTCTTAATTTAAAACAAACATTTAATACTGGTCCTAATGGAGAGGAATTAGAAGGTCATCCAGATCTTAAATCTAAATTTCAATTTTATATGGGTCAACAAAATATAGAAGCTCAGTTGTCAGAAGTATTTACTGATCAAGTTAAAGACTCTATTCGTCAAATGGATATTGATCGAAATAGCAGAAGATCATATGAACCTAGACATACATTACATGGTGCTGTAATTCATAATGTGTTTAATAATGCAAAAAGAGTTGCATGGGATATGTTGCTCGATGACCCTGAAATAGGTGGCAGAGCACAAGCACTACAGGAATTACATGATCTACAAAAATTACAAGATAACTATCGAATAAGTGGAGATAATGCATCTGATAGGTCGATAGATATCGAAATAGAAAAAATTAAAAATATAAATAATTTACCAAAATAAATAATCTGCCCGGTTAAATTACTTTTTAGCGTAAATGGCTCTTACACAAACTCAATACACAGGGGACGGTTCTACCGTTCTATACAATTTTACATTTCCATATTTAGCTGAAACAGACGTTAAGGTAAAAATTAACGGTGTTACACAGCCTACAACTGAATATACTTTCGCCAACGCTACTACAGTCCAAATAAATACAGCTCCAGCTAATGGAGCTACTGTTTTAATTTTCCGAGATACAAACAACGATAATAAAAGAGCGACATTTTATCCCGGCTCTGCAATTAAAGCTGAAGATTTAAACGAAAATATAGACCAGATTTTATATGTAGCTCAAGAAGTTGATAACAATGCCATGAGCACGATTGGCGATGATGCTATGCAAGGTGACTTAGACCTTGGTAATAACAAAATCGTCAATCTTGCAAATCCAATATCTGGAACTGATGGTGTTAATAAAACAACTTTAGAGTCTACTATAGCTTCTAATGTCTTAGCTGGTACTGATTTAGCAAAAACTACAAGTAATAACCAAGTAACAATTAACCATAAT